CGCAGGGAACTGACCTACGAAGAATTCAGCGAGCTGCCATTCGAATATACGTTTGGCATGAGTGGCGACGTGTATGCTGCAAGGCTTTACGTCAACGAAGAATTTGGCCTGGTGAAGGAGGTGGTGACGCACCGCAAACGGCCAGGTGACATCTACGGCGGATGGAAGAAGCCGAAGGTGGCGTGCTACATGAAAGAGGATCCCAAGGACGTCTGGTACCCGAATGGTGCTATGCTGTATGAGGCCTACATGCACAAAGTCTGCGGGGTGCCGTATGACGGGCTGGCGTAAGAGGCAGATCCATGACCGTCAGATGCATAGTATGCAGGACCAGGCGAGCTACCTTCTCGAGCCTGATGGAACACATGAAGGCCACTGGCCACAAGAAGCCTTGCACGTGCTCAGGCTATCACCACCCTCATCGACCTGGCAGCCCTTGCTGCGAAAAGAACCCGTTGTCGATGTACTACGTGGCGGCACGGGCAGGAGAGAAAATCGATCCACAGGAGCTGGCTGCGGAGAGGGCTTGGCTGGGGATTGGAGCCGTAAGGAGCAAACCAAATGAACCACCGCCATTCTGACGGCCCAAAATACTGCAGCTATTGCAACCAGGAATGTGACGTCGACGAGGTTGACGAAGGCATTGGAGCCTATGAATACTGGGGAGCCACGGGAGTAGACGTGAAGATCGTCGAGGTCAGCAGATGCTGCGGAGAAGACGTGCTCGATGAACCACCTGAGGAGGATGAAGATGACACAGATCAGACCAACGATGGCTAAAGGGAGACCAAGAAACATGGCAACAATACACCTTGGTTCACGGGCCCAAAGGGAATTCATCGAGTCCCAAGCACTTGAGATCTTTACGGACATGACCAATGGCGGTTGCACATTTCAACAGGCTCTAGCTGCCATTTACCTGAGTGGTATGGGAGTTGGCGTACATTCCATGCGGGAGAAAAACACATGAGCAACTGGCCATTTCCAGGACCCGGTGGCCCGGTCCCCTGGACCCCGAAGCAGAAGAAGGAATACGAGCGCAAGCAGCGTGAACAAGCACCGGAGGCACCACTATGAGCAAGCCGCGATTAGATCAAGGCCCAGACTACGAACGCGGATTCATCGACGGGATGCAACACCAAATGCAATCCAGCGTTGACAAGGCAGTCAACCGCATGACACAGCCAGAGCAGGAGCCTGTGGCGTGGATGCGTGACGATGAAATGAAGGCAATGGTTTCTGACGAAAAACGGGCGTGGATTTTGTGTGGTCGATCAGAACTGATTGAGGACTACAACAAGCCTCTCTACACCACCCCACCACAGCGCACATGGGTTGGGCTGACCCCAGAAGAAGTTGAAGCCTGTATTCATCATGTAGACGAAGACGGGATTGGTTTGTTTGATTTTGCCGAAGCCATTGAAGCCAAACTCAAGGAGAAGAACACATGAAAGACTGGATCAACAAGATCTTGGGCATCAAGGAGATCCCCAAGGAACCACCGCCAAATGCGACAGACGACTACGTGATCGTGAACCGCCGGCACCTGGAGGAAATGCTGTCAGAGCTGAACCTGTTCAGGGAAAAGGCAGCCATGAAGTTTAAGCCAGATGACCGGGATTGATGTAAGATGAGGTCGTCGGGAATTAGCAGTTGCCGATGACAGGAGAGTTGAGGGCCCTAGAGGCCCTCTTTTTTATTCCTCGCGGTCGCGCACCTTGCAGCCAAGTTCCACCGGATCCATCTTGAGGTAACCGAAGACGGCCTTGCGACGCTGCTCAGACTTGGCTGTTCCGCAATTAGGGCAGCCGTGTCCGCACACCGAGCAAAAAGCCGGAGGACTCTCAAAGGCGCGAATGACCCGACGCTTGTGCTCTTCGCGGCAATGCTCCAACCACTTGGCTCGCCAACCACGGATCGCGATCAACTCGTCGATCTTGTCGACCACCTGCTGAGTGACCTTGCGCCCCTTGACCGCGTTGAAGAACGTACCGCGGCTCATGTCGAGGCCATCGGCTGCTTCCTTGTCGTACAAGCGACTGATGTTGGGCTGCCCGGTACCATACTCGCTGGCCCAGACGATGATCTTGACGGTATCCATGTCAAGCGGGGATGTGGCTTCAATGGGACGGCTCATGGTGTTTGCTCCTTGGGTTGGCTATACGGTCCGACGCCTAATTCCTTGGCGATCTTGTGCTGCAGCTCTGTGATTCGATGAGTGTTGCCAGCCACCTGCGCGTTAAGCAGCCTGACATAGCTGAGCGTGGCTTCGTTGTGCTCGGTCAAAATTCTGAGCTCCTCTTGCAATGCTTTGAGGTACGTTGATGGTGTATCCACGTGCTTTCTCCTTTCTGGGTAGTTCGGGATTAGATTATACAGTAATTTGTGCAAGTTATGCTAGGACCTTGGACCCGGGAGGTCAAAAAAGCTATAGATGATTTTTAGAGCCAAAACAGAGTGTATTGATACAACCTTTTTGCAGACGCGAGATTTAGAGACGAACGAACGATAGTTGAATTATTAGTTTTCTGTATTGATACACTCTATTATGGTCTAGAAAACATACTATAGGGATTTTGGGGTCGCCTGTTTACGCGATTGCGCGGTCCGTAATAGAATAACAGGAAGAAAACACAAGGAGTGCAGGTATGGCTTTCAAGAAAGGTGAGAAAGTACCCGGCGCTGGAAGACCTAAAGGCAGCGTCAACAAGCGCAACGTTCAGCGTCAAGAGATCTTCGACCGGATCGTCGAGAAGCATGGAGATCCCCTCGAAGCCTTGGCAGAGATGGCTTTCGATCCCAACCACGATCTACTGGTTCGCAAGGATTGCTTGAAGGAACTGGTTCAGTATGGTCACGCCAAGAAGAAGTCGGTCGAGATCACCGGACCTGATGGCGGACCCATTGAAGCAAGGCTCGAGCTCGTTGGCCAGATCACTGACCTCATCGGCAAGCTGAACGCTGGCGGCAAATGATCCTCACACAGGCCGAACTTACGGCGATCCAGACCAACCTCAGCCTCCTTGAACTGGAGGACCTGGCTCACATCGCCTGGAAGCTGCGTTGGAAGGCCACGGCCCGTGAACAACAGATGACGCCTGATGGCGACTGGGGCATCTGGCTGATCCTCGCAGGACGCGGTTTTGGCAAGACCAGGACGGGAGCCGAGGACATCGGTCAGTATGCTGCAAGCAATCAGGCCGTTAGATGCGGCGTCATCGCACCAACCAGCTCTGACATCCGAGGCGTGTGCTTTGAGGGTGAGTCGGGTCTGTTGAACGTCATACCGCGTGAACTGATCAGCAGCTACAACAGCTCAATCGCCCAGATCGAACTCAAGAACGGGTCCTTGATCCGTGGCTTCTCGGCCGAGGAACCAAGCCGTCTGCGCGGTCCCCAGTTCCACCGCGTCTGGTGCGATGAGCTGGCTGCTTGGCAGTACGTCGACGAGACCTGGGACATGATGCGGTTTGGTCTGCGCTTGGGCGACGATCCACGGGTCATCATCACGACCACCCCGAAGCCCATCGAGCTGGTCCGCAAGCTGCTCAAGGATGCCGAGAAGAAGAACACCAGGGTCCACGTGACTCGCGGTTCGACCTACGACAATGCAGCCAACCTGGCCAAGTCCTTCCTGAACGAGATCACACAGTACGAAGGCACGCAGCTTGGTCGCCAAGAGATCCACGCCGAGGTCATCGATCCAGAAGAGACCGGCATCATCAAGCGCAGCTGGTTCAAGCTGTGGCCCGCTGACAAGCCGCTGCCTGCCCTTGACTACATCGTCATGAGCCTTGACACGGCGTTCACTGAGAAGTCCATCGACCGCAAGAGCCATGACCCCGACCCCACGGCCTGCTCGGTCTGGGGCGTGTTCAGGCACGACAAGAAGCCAGCCTTCATCTTGCTGGACTGCTGGCAAGACCACCTGGGACTGCCGGCCTTGATTGAACGGGTCAAGAAAGAATGGTCCGTGCGGTATGGCGACGAGGACACCAGGCCGCTGATCAAGCCCTTGGTCGGACCTAAGCAATCGATGTTCGGTGGCAAAGCACCTGACCTCATGATCATCGAGGACAAAGGATCAGGCATCAGCCTGCGTCAGATGCTGGCCCGTGAGGACATCCTGGCGTACCCATACAATCCGGGCCGCGCAGATAAGCTGCAGCGACTGCACGCGGTCTCACATTTATTTGCACACGGTTTTGTTTGGGTTGTAGAATCTGATAAACGGCCTGGGAACCCACGTTCCTGGGCTGACCCTTTAATCTCGCAGCTGTGCAGTTTCCATGGTGAAGGCTCAATCAAGCATGACGACTTTGTGGACTCAACGACTCAAGCCCTCAGATTGCTTGCTGACCGCAACAGCTTGTCAGTGACACGCAAAGTGCCAGACAAGATCGAACGCGACGTCAAGCAAAAGCCTGTGAACCCATACGCGATCTAACCGGAGCATTGAATGGCTGAGAACGAACAAGAATACGGTGAGATGTACGAGGTTGAGGACGACTCGACGGTTCGCGACACTGATGACGGTGGCGCAATCATCACGATCGATGACTCACCAACCCCTGGCGAATCAGAGTTCTACGCCAACCTTGCTGAGACGATGCCAAGCTGGGAGCTGGCAAACCTTGGATCCACGCTCTGTGACATCCTAGAAAAAGACAAAGAAGCGCGCAAGAAGCGCGATGAGCAATACGAAGAAGGCCTGCGTCGAACAGGTCTTGGTGATGATGCCCCAGGCGGCGCATCGTTCACCGGAGCCAGCAAGGTCGTGCACCCAATGCTGACTCAAGGTTGTGTGGACTTCTCCGCGCGCGTCATGAAGGAACTGTTCCCTGCTGACGGACCTGCCAAAGACAAGATCATCGGTGAACCCACGCTTGAGAAGCAAGAAAAGGCGCAGCGTGTTGTCAAGTTCTTGAACTGGCAGATGACAGAGCAGATGCCTGAGTTCAGGTCCGAGCTTGAACAGCTCTCGACCCAGCTGCCCTTGGGTGGTGGTCAATACCTCAAGATCACCTGGGACCACAACAAGAAGCGTCCCATGCCGATGTTCATCGCGATTGATGACATCTACCTGCCATTCGCAGCAACCAACTTCTACTCAGCTGAGCGCAAGACTCATGTGCAATACATCACGCGCATCGAGTATCAGAAGCGAATCGAGTCAGGCATGTACATGGATGTGGACCTCATGGCCGATCCATTGCCGCCTGATGAGTCCAAGGCCGAGAAAGCCAACAACAAGATTGAAGGCCGTCAGCAAGACAGCTACAACGTCGATGGTCTTCGCACCATCTTCGAATGCTACATCATCCATGACTTCGGTGACGAGTATGGACTGGCACCGTATGTGATCAGCCTGGACAAGGCAACGCAGCGCGTGTTGGCCATCTATCGCAACTGGGCTGAAGACGATGAGGCCAAGGAAGAACTGCAGTGGATCGTTGAGTTCCCGTTCGTGCCTTGGCGTGGTGCTTACCCCATCGGCCTGATTCACATGATCGGTGGCTTGTCAGCTGCTGCCACAGGCGCATTGCGAGCCTTGCTCGATGCTGCACACATCAACAACTTCCCTGGCTTGCTGAAGCTGAAGTCAGGAGCCGGTGGTCAAACAGACCGTGTGGACCCAACCGAGGTCAAGGAGATCGAAGGATCATTTGGCCAAGACGACATCCGCAAGGTCCTGATGCCCATGCCATACAACCCGCCAAGCGCGGTGTTGTTCCAATTGCTCGGCTTCTTGGTCGATGCCAGCCAAAACGTGGTTCGCACGACATTCGAAGAGCTGGCTGACAGCAATGCCAACACGCCAGTCGGTACGACCTTGGCTCGCCTTGAGCAAGGCATGGTGGTGTTCTCAGCGATCCATGCACGTCTGCATGACTCCATGGGCCGTGTGTTGAAGCTGCTGTTCCGCCTGAACAAGACCTACTTGACCGAGCAAGAAGTCTACGACGACACAGGCGAGCTGCTGGTCAAGCGCGAAGACTTCGAAGGCCCGATGAACGTCGTGCCTGTCAGCGACCCCAACATCTTCAGCGAAGCCCAACGATTTGCTCAAGTGCAAGCCGTGATGCAGCGTGCCAAGGAGATGCCGCAGCTGTATGACTTGCGCAAGGTCGAGATCATGTTCCTCGAGCGCCTGAAGGTGCCTCAAGGCAAGGACCTCTTGCTGCCCGCACCGAAGCCGCTTGAGCTGAATGCTGTGAACGAGAACATCGCAGCCACCATGCGCCGTCCGATCGTCGCGTTCCCTGAGCAAGATCACCTGGCTCACTTGCAAGTGCACTTGGACTTCATCACGAACCCCATGTTTGGCGGCAACAAGGTCATTGGACCAGCCTGTATCCCCATGCTGCTTGATCACATCAAAGAGCACATGGTGCTGTGGTACGCGTCGCAGATCTACAAGGAAGCTTCTGATGCGGCACAGGTCGACATTGGCGAGATCCAAAAGGACGCGACCGTCGAGGAGAAGCAATCGCTGGACAAGCTGCTGGCCACGACAAGCCAAGTGGTGACCAAGCAGAGCCAAGAGACGTTCAGCTCGATCCCGAACATCATCGAGCAGACCATCCAAATGCTGCAGCAGATGCAACCGCCCATGCCGCAAGATCCGGCAGTCCAAGTTGCTCAGCAGCAAGTCCAAAACCAGGCTCAGAAGAACCAGGCGGACGCTCAAAACGCCCAGGCCAAGATGCAGCAAGATGCTCAGCTCAAACAAGCCGAGCTGCAGGCACGCGGCCAAGAGAAGCAGATGGAGATCCAGGCTCGCATCCAAGAGCTGCAAGGAGAACTCCAACGCGAGATGATGCGTCAACAGGCCGAGGACGAACGCGCACGCGCCCAGATCCAAGCCCGCCTGGAGATGAACGAATCCGACAACCAAACAGCCAAGCAGCTCGCGGCCCTCGAGGTCACGACTGGCGACCGAATCGGTGTCAGTACTGGCACTGGTATCAACCCCAACCCCCGTCCTTAAGGAGGAATCATGGAAGCAATCAGTCTGCACAAACAGATGGCCATGGGCAAGGCTTACCCCAAGTCCATGGAAGGCAGTGGCAAGGATCCGGCTCCCAAAGCCCCCATGCCCACAGCTGACTACAAGACCGTGCCCAAAATGCAGGTCGAGAAAACGAACGGCGACAAGAAGTAATGCTCGCCAAGATCATCACGACGATCAAAGCCGAGAAGGACAAGCTGGCTCATGAAGCCGTCAAGGTCCGTCCAGGCGAAGGCAAGGACATCAGCTTCGAGTATGGTCATCGTCAGGGCGTCTACGCAGGCCTTGACAAAGCCATCCAGCTGATTGAACAAGTCGTTCGTGATGTTGACAATCAAACCCGAGATCTTTAACCCCAGCATACGGAGAAGCGAATGCTACTTGAAACCCCCATGTCTTTCACCTACTCTTCACTGGAAGAAGCCTTCCCTGAAGTCGATTGTGGCCACCTGCCTTTGGGATCACGCGTGATCGTCCAAGTTCGCAAGGCCAAGAACCAGACTGCCGGCGGCATCTACATCCCAGAAGAAGCCAGAAAGACGGAAGCTAGCAATACCCAGATCGCCAAAGTCGTGGCGATTGGCTCGTTGGCCTACAAGAATCGGAACACTATGGAGCCTTGGCCCGAAGGCGCGTGGTGTGAAGTTGGTGCCTACGTCCGTGCACCTAAATACGGCGGTGATCGCTGGACCGTAAAGTCCGGTGAAGACGAGATTGAGTTTGTGATGTTCAACGACCTAGACATTCTGGCCAAGGTCACTGGAGATCCAACCGCGATCCGTGCTTTTATCTAACTGCTGAAAGGAGCAGGCAATGGCAGGTGAAAACATGCTCATCGAAGACGATGAAGACCAGAAAGGCGGCAAGCCTCAGGAAGTCGAGTTCGTGCCGGTCGAAGACAAGGAGCCGAAAGGTTCCGTTGGAGACGACCATGACGAAGACGAAGACCACGAGGACGCGCGACTCTCAGAAGACAATGAGGATCGCGAAGAGCTGCGCCGCAAACGCCGTGAGGAAAAGGCAGAGCGCGCAGCGCGTAGAAAACAGGCAATTGAGCGAGACAAGACCGAGCTCAACTTCCTGAGGCAGCGGAACGAGGCGCTCGAAAAGCGCATGTTCAGCATTGAAAAGACGACGGTTGCCAATACCATCCAAAACCTTGATGCCCGGATCGCAGATACCGTGGCCGAGGTCAAGGCAGCTGAGCGAATCATGGCCCAGGCCATCGAAGCCGGAAACGGTGCCGATGCAGCCAAAGCCCTGAGCATCCGTGATGAAGCCCTGAAGAAGGTGCAACAGCTCCAGCTTCACAAGCATCAGCACACGGAGACCGCGCAGCAACTGCATCAACAGGCTCAACAACAGCCGGCTCCGGGTCCCGACCCCGAGATCGCGAGCTTTGCCCAGGACTGGGTGTCCAAAAACTCCTGGTACAACCCCAACGGGACGGACGAAGCTTCGAAGATCGTGCTGGCGATTGATCAGTCTTTAGTTGAAGCGGGCTACAATCCTAAAACAAGGGAATACTGGAACGAGCTGGACAAGCGAGTTGCACGTCGACTTCCCGAACTTAAAGGAGGCGGTAACAATGACGACAGTCAAGATGACGATCGCCGCGGACAGCGTAGAGGTCCGCCCATTGGTTCCAGCAGGGACAATGCTCCGTCGTCTTCTCGCCGCGAAGTCTATATCTCCCCAGAACGAAAGCAAGCCATGATCGATGCTGGTGTCTGGGAAGATCCCGTCCTACGTCAACGCTACTTGAAACAGTACGCGAAGTGGGACCGTGAAAACAATTCATCTCGCTGAAAGGAGTGAGGAACATGAACGATGAACGTTTGAAAAAATCTGCTGATCTGACCCGCCAATCACGTGGAGCCACCGAACGCAAGGTGACTGAAGACCGTGCCATTAGCGACGACGATCGTGTTGAGATGTTTAGATCTCAATTCTTCCAAGACGCATTGCCAGATCTACCAAAGATCCCTGGCTATCACACATGCTGGTTGACCACCACTAACCCCCGAGATTCCATTCAACAGCGGATCCGGTTGGGTTACGAACCTATCAAAGCCGAAGACGTGCCTGGCTGGGAATACGTTACCATCAAGACAGGCGAATGGCAAGGGTTTATTGGTGTCAATGAGATGCTCGCTTTCAAGCTGCCCATGGCACTCTATTCACGATTCATGCAAGAAGCGCACCACGATGCGCCTGCACGTGAGGACGAGAAGCTTACAGCAGTCCTGGACAGCATCAAAGAGAGTGCAGCAGCCGCAGGCGGCCGTGTGATAGAAGGTGATGGTATCGCAGCATTGCGCGAAAACCCTGGTCGAGCTTCTTTCGAGGAACTCTGATCGGTCCACAACTTTCTCTCATGAGGAAAACACATGTCAACTTCTAGCGCACCGTTTGGTCTGCAGCCGGTCTACCACGCAAGTGGTTTCGTCCGTCCCGCAGCCTTCACGCTGGCGGACAATGCTGCTGTGACTTTGTTGCAATACCAACCTGTGGCGATTAACACGTCCACTGGTGTTGTGACTCCTGCCACTGTCGGCAATGCCTTCGTCGGCACTTTCATGGGTGTTGAATTCACTGACAGCGATGGTCGCCGTCGTGTTTCCAACAAGTTCATTGCGAACACTCCCGCAACCAACGTCACTGCGTACATCACGCGTGACCCTGCGATCGTTTACCAGATCCAAGCCAATGGCTCTGTGAACATCAGCAACATCGGCAACCAATTCGACTTTGCAAACATCACCGCCGGTTCTACCGTCGTGGGTCTCAGCCAAGCTGTGTTGGACACTGCTTCTGTTGTCTCCTCAGGCGCGGTTGCTCAAATGCGTGTCATCGGTATCACACCGGGTCCTGACAACGCATGGGGTGACGCTTACACAATCGTCCAAGTCCAGATCTCTCAGCATCAGGACGTTGCGGACATCAACGCTTACTAAGGAGGCTAAAAAATGGCTGTCCCAATGCGCAGTACGGACTTTCGGTCCATCGTTGAGCCTATCCTGAACGAAGAGTTTGATGGCTTGTATGACCAGCGTGCAGACGAGTGGAAACAGGTGTTCAAAGAGCGCCAAGGTATCCCTCGCAACTACCATGAGGAACCCGTCCTCTATGGTTTCGGCGCTGCCCCTGAGTTGCCTGACGGCATGCCAGTGACCTACCAATCTGGTGGCGTCCTGTTCAATGCTCGTTACGTCTACAAGGTCTATGGTTTGGCTTTCGCCTTGACCAAGGTCCTCGTGGAAGACGGCGACCACATCTCGATCGGCCAGACTTACGCCAAACACTTGGCCCAGTCCTTGATCGAAACCAAAGAAACCTTGTGTGCCAACATCCTGAACCGTGCCTTCAACGGCGCGTATGCAGGTGGTGACGGCGTTCAGTTGGTTGCTAGCAACCACCCGATCGCTGCAGGTACCGCAAGCAACCTGTTGACCACTGCGGCCAACCTCTCGCAAACCTCGCTTGAGCAGATGCTCATCCAGATCCGCAACGCCATCGACAACAATGGCAAGCGTATCCGCTTGACTCCTGAGAAGCTTGTGTTGAGCCCCTCCAACGTCTTCCAAGGTGAAGTGCTGTTGAAGTCCGTCCTGCGCGCAGGCACTGGCAACAACGACATCAACCCGATCAAGTCGATGGGTATGCTCGGCGGTGGCCAAGCCAACTTGTCTCGTCTGACTTCTACCACTGCTTGGTGGGTGCAGACCGATGCCAAGGTTGGTCTCCAGTTGATGATGCGTCGCAAGCTTGAGAAGAGCATGGAAGGTGATTTCGAAACCGACTCTATGCGCTACAAAGCAACCGAGCGTTACATCCCTGGTTGGACTGACTGGCGTACTGTTTACGGTACCCCTGGTCTGTAAAAAAGGAAGGGGGCCTCGGTCCCCTTTCTCTCATTTTTTAACTTGTCAAGCTTTTCAAGGAGAAGACAATGCCTCAATTTTCTGATGACCTGTTCCTAGGTTCTGCCGTTACCGACATGGGCATGAACTTGGGTGATCCCTCGCCGATGTCTCAAGGCGTGGGCCCTCTTGGCCGCATTTACGTGTGGGACTCCGTGCCCCTCGCAAAAGGCAACGCCAACATCGCTGCTGCATCCGTGTGGACCAGCACGATCACTCTCACTGCCGGTACAGGCGTGACTTCTACAACCAACGCTGCTGGTACGGCTGTGCTTCAGCTCGACGTGCCTCGCAACGTGACCGTCACTTTGGGTGCAGGTTCGCCTACTACCCGCAACGTGACCATCAGCGGTTTTGACGTCTATGGTCAAGCAATGACCGAGACCATCGCTACTGGTACCACTCAGTCCACGACTGTGGCGGGCAAGAAAGCCTTCTACCAGATCTCTGGCGCAACCATCAGCGGTTCACCTGTCGTCACCGTGTCTGTTGGCACTGGCGACGTGTTCGGCTGCCCCGTTCGTTTTGCCAACAAGGGCTATTTGGCTCGTGTGGGTTGGAACGACGTCTTGGCTGCTGATGCTGCAACCGTTGTCGTGGCTGATGCAACGACTGCAACTGCAACAACTGGCGACGTCCGCGGCACCGTGGCGCCTTCCTCTGCTGCTGACGGCTCCAAGCGACTTGTTGTTGCTGTGTTGCTGCCTGCAATTGCAGCTGGTCCTAACGCAACTCGTGCTGGCGCACTTGGCGTGACTCAGGCCTAATAGGAGAACACCATGGCAGATGCAGTGGCTACACAAACCGTCTTCGACGGCGATCGCATGGCGATCATGAAGTTTACGAACATCTCCGATGGTACTGGTGAAAGCAAGGTCCTCAAGGTTGACGTGTCAGCCTTGCTGCCGAACAACTACGGTATCAACTGCGATCGGGTGACCATCACCAAGATTCATGCAGCCACTACCGGAATGTCGGTTGAGATTTTCTGGGACGCTACGACAGACGTGCTCTGTCAGACCATTGCTCCGGATTCGGACTACTCGTTCGACTTCGAGAAGTTTGGCGGTTTGCCAAACAACGCGGGCACTGGTGTGACGGGCGACGTCTTGTTTAGCACGGTCGGCGCAAGCGCTGGCGACTTGTACACCATCACTCTCGAGATGGTCAAGCACTACCCCAATCCTTTTGACACTCTCTGATCATGGCAAACGTCAAGATCACAGACCTGACATCAGGTTCGGCCCTCATCGGAACCGAGCTGTTCGAGGCGGTGCAAACCGCTTCGTCAGTGAAGTTGACTTCGTCTCAGATCAAGGACTACGTTCTCGATCTGAGCTACGGTTCTTTCTATGACTCAACAGATCAAACAGCTACCGTGAATACGGTGACCTTGATCAAGTTCAACGGGACTGACATCAGTAGTGGCATTTCGATTGTGAATGATGGCAGTGGCAATCCCACCAAAATCACCTTTGCAAATGATGGCCTTTATGACGTCAGTGTGAACCTTCAGTTGGCAAACTCTTCGGCTTCTGACTATGCTGCCAGAATCTGGTGGAAGAAGAACGGCTCGGACTTGTCCAATTCGGCTTCAACCGTGTCGGTTCCAAAAGTGGCAGATGGCGGAGTGACGGTCTTCGAGATCAACTTGCTTCTCAACCTGACTGCCGGTGACTACGTCCAGGTGGCTTGGGCAACGCCCAACACTGCGTTGACGATTGACGCCAGCCCTGCCATCGTCAGTCCGTATGCGTCTCCAGCCATCCCGTCCGCAATTTTTATTGCAACGCAGGTGAAGTAACCATGGCCGTCAACGACTGGAAATTTGGCAAGAATGGCGGAACTGTCTTTGTCGCCAAAGGCGGAGCTGTTTGGGCCCGAAAAGAGGGACAAAACCCCCAGGGTGGCCTCAACCAGAAGGGTCGTGACGCCTACAACAGGCAGACTGGTGGCAATCTCAAGCCGCCAGTTTCTGCTAAGCAAGCAGCAAAAAGCCCCAAGGCAGCCGGCCGCCGAGACAGTTTCTGTGCTCGGATGTCTGGTATGCCTGGACCTATGAAAGACGACAAGGGAAGACCCACCAGGAAAGCCCTTGCCTTGAAAAAATGGGATTGCTGACATGATCGGACAAAAGATGGCCTTCAAACGTGGAGGCGCAGTAAAAGCACCTTGGGATAAGCCAAGGCCTAAGGACCTGCCAAAGCCCAAAAAGCTGTCGCCGGCTGCAAAAGCCAGTGCAAAAGCTGCGGCCAAATCCGCCGGACGCCCTTATCCCAACCTTGTGGACAACATGCGGGCAGCCGCAAAAAGGAAATAATATGGGAAAGAACATCAAATACGGTGAATTTACGTTCGCCAAGCCGCCTGCTCGCCCAACAGCGACGTCGGTTTCAACGGCCCGGTCAACAAAAGGCGTCCCGAAGGCCATGTACGATGCACCGCACGCCATGAAAAACGGCGGAATGTGCAAGGGATATGCGTCTGGCGGCCCCAAAATGCCAGCCAAACGTGAACCTGAAGCCATGGTCCGCAAGGAAGTGGCACTTTTGAGCAAGGCAGGGGCCCCGAAGGCGCTCGTGCAGCACGAAGTGCGTGAAATTAAGGGCGAAAAGGACACCCCAGCCACCAAAAAGGCTGAAATTGGCATGATGCGCAAGGCAAAAGCCCCTTTGACCATGATCAAAGAGGAAATGGCTGAGCCAGTAGGCCTGAAAAAGGGTGGAGCCGCCAAGATGGACATGAAGATGGGCAAAGTCATGCGCGAGTATGGCAACCGGGAGCTCCATTCCGGGTCCAAAACAGGTCCTGTCGTGGAAAATCCCAAGCAGGCCATTGCAATCGCGTACTCTGAAGGCCGAAAAGCCAAGAAGATGAACGAAGGCGGTCAATACGCTTCGGAAGCCCCCAAAAAGATGGCAACCGAGGGCAAGGATCTCAACAAGCTGGCCAAAAAGTACGGCGTTGAGACCCAGAAGTACGCCAAAGGTGGTTCCGTTGAGGCAAAGCTCGAAAAACATGCAAATCTGCCAGCCAGTAAAGCACACGGTCCTGGTGCCGGTGCAAAACTTGCCAAGGGTGGCGTGCCGACGTTCTCAAAGGTGCCCAAATTTGGACGAATGAAGTAAAATTCAACTTAACACCCCCGGGTCTGCCACTGACGGCAAGCCGAAACTTAACGATGAGGAGCAGATCCGGTGGCAGTTTCAGGCACAGTCAGCACGACGGTTTTCAATACGCGCAAGGTCATTGACCACGCGTATCGTCGCTGTCGTGTTCCTCCTGAAGGCATCTCATCAGAGCAGATTGCTTTTGCTCTTGACACGCTCTATTTGATCCTCAGCATGTTGGCCAATCGTGGCCTGCAGCTGTGGTGTATTGAGCGCTACTTGATGCCTCTCTATCAAGCGCAAGGGTTGATCACCATGCCGAATGGCATCGTTGACATTCTCAACACTAACTTGCGCACCGTTGAAGTTGTGAACACAGGAGCAGCTGTGAACACCACAACATCAACGACATACCAAACTCTCTTCCCAACCGCAACTCAAGTCACGACTGTTGGCATTGAGTGGTCAGGCGCATCCACAAGCTATGAGCTGCAAACATCTTCAGATGGTGCCACGTGGACCACGGTTGCAACCGAGAGTGATCCCGGAGCATCAGCCAATGATGTGACATGGGTAGACATTCAAGGTTCCCTAGCGACCCTCTATTTCAGAGTGAGAGCTACTGTGGGAACACTCAACCAAACTCAAGTGCTGCTGGCCAACACGCCAAACGAGATCCCCATGGCTCGCTTGAACCGTGATGACTACGTCAACCTGCCAAACAAAGCATTTGAAGGTCGTCCCCTGCAATTCTGGGTAGACCGCTTGCTCAACAACCCTGTGCTGTATTTGTGGCCTGTGCCATCTGCACAGTTTGTCACTGCACAAGTTGCGGTATGGGTCAAACGCTACATCATGGATGTGGGCAAGATGACTCAAGAGATTGAAGTGCCGCAGCGTTGGTATGACGCCATCGTCTACGTGCTGGCTTCACGCTTGGCTGAAGAGACTCCGACAGTAGATCCGCAGATGATCGCAATCTTGGACCAGAAAGCGCAACGTTCGCTGCTTGAGGCCGAGAACGAAGAACGCGACGATTCGCCAATCTACCTGACCCCCAACATTGCGGTGTACACACGATGAGTATCTGGCTCGACACACGCGGACTGAGTGTCATAGGAATTGGCCTGTGCGCTCGCTGCAGCCGCAAGATGAGCCTGACCGAGTTGTTTTCGGACCCCAATTCGCCCGGGCTGCGAGTTTGCCGTGAGGATCTTGATCAATTGGATCCTTACCGCTTGCCTCCTCGCCAGCCCGATAACATTACATTGCCTTTTGTGAGGCCTGATGCTCCGCTCAATTCCGATCCTTCTGGCTTGGTGACTGAGGACGACAACAGCTTCTTGATCGGCTCTAACGACCAGTACCTAGTGCCATGACAGTACCATCAAACCTAGTACCGACGTCGATCACCCAGCTGCCGGTAGCCCCGAATCCAACTTCGTCGGCCACTATGGTCTGCGTGATCGGTGGCATCACTTACCAGGTCCCGTTCATCGACCTGCAATCAACCGTTTCCGTCCCAGCTTCTCGTGAGATCAACACGGGCGGAGGCTTGCAGGGCGGCGGAGACTTGTCCCAAAACCGTACTCTGAGCATCGCAACGGCTGGCGTGACCAGTGACAAGCTGGCGGTCAGTGGCGTCACGGCCGGTACGTATGGTTCTGGGACCATGATTCCCGTTTTGACTATCAGCGATAAGGGCTTGGTCACGAACGCGACAGAGGTCGCTCTGGTCATTTCTGGATATGTTCCTGACACCAGGGAGATCATTGCCGGTACCGGTTTGACCGGAGGCGGTAACCTTCAGGCCAACCGGACCATCTCGGCCAACCTTACCAACCTGACACCAGAAGCCCTGGGCAGCGCAACTCCTGGCACAAGCGACCAGATCGCCCGTGCAGACCACGTGCATCCTGCCCTTGACTTCTCAGACAACACGCAGTCGACCGGCATCTTGGCTCTGTCAAGAGGCGGCACTGGAGAAAACGTCGGAGCCCTGACGGCTGGAGGTATCTGGTACACCGACGGTACCAACGGCTTCTTGCAGTCCGTGCAAGGGGTGAATGGTCAGGTCTTGGTTTCCGGTGGTCCTGGAGCCCCTACGTGGGGTTCGGCCCTGATCGTGTCAAACCAGCCGGCCAACTACGTGTACGCTGGACCAGCTTCTGGACCTGATGCCTCAACGGGTTTCCGTTTGCTCGTCAATGCAGACATCCCAAGCACGCTGACTGGCAAGACCATGAGCGGGGCTTCGAACTCGTTCAGCAGCATCCCAAATGCCGCCCTGGTGAATTCAGCTGTCACATTCAACGGTGTCACAGTTGATCTTGGTTCCTCTGGTACCATCACGGCAGCAGCTCCTTACGCCTTGACAATTGGCACAGGCCTGAGTGGCACAAGCTATGACGGATCTGCCGCCGTCACGATTGCGATCGATAGCACGGTTGCGACTTTGACTGGCAGCCAAGTCTTGACCAACAAGACGATCAGCGGCAGCAACAACACACTGAGCAACATCGGCAACTCAAGCCTGACCAACAGCTCGGTGACGATTGGCTCGACCAGCATCTCGCTTGGAGCAACCAGCCTGACGCTGGGCGGTTTGACCTCTGTCACCGTGACTCAGGATCCGGTCAGCAACTATCAGCTGGCCACCAAGCAATACGTGGACACTTTGGTTGCCACTGGAATCTCGTACCACACCCCGGTCAAGTACGAAGTGCCTTCCAGCAACCTTGTGGCAATCTACAACAATGGGGCTTCTGGCGTTGGTGCCACCCTCACAAACTCAGGGGTTCTTGGGGCATTTACTCCTGACGGTACGGTTGCGTCTGTCAATGATCGCGTCCTGATCTATAACCAAACCAATCAAGCCGAAAACGGCGTGTATGTTGTCACTGTGGTTGGCGATGCATTGACGCCTTGGGTGCTGACTCGTTCAAGCGATGCAGACACTTATGGGAATGGCCCAACAGCTCTTGATCAAGGGTCCACGTTTTACGTCACTTCTGGTGCAACGGGGGCCGGTGAGTCTTACTACTGCAACACCGTAGGCACCATCACGTTTGGCACTACAGCAATCACGTTTGTGCAGATCAGTGACACGCAGATCTATTCTGCAGGCACAGGCCTGACGCTGTCTGGTACGCAATTCAGCATCACCAACACCGGGGTCACTGCAGCGACGTACGGATCAGCAAGCAAGACGGTCACCTTGGCGATCAACGCACAAGGCCAGATCACGTCTGCAAGCCAACAAGACATTGCAATCGCAAACACGCAGGTCAGCGGCCTGGGCACCATGTCCACGCAAAACGCCAACAATGTGGCGGTGACCGGCGGTTCAATCAACGGAACGACTATTGGAGCCAGCACGGCGGCTGCCGGCACATTCACTGACTTGACATTTACTGGGAGCCTGGCTGGCACCATCTCTGGAGGTACATACTAATGACCACGATTCTTCTCAAGAACAAGAACACCTCAGCCGTACCGACGGCAGGTGATCTGACCAACGCTGCGGGAGGCGCTGAGCTTGCTCTGAACGTGGCTGACAAGCGCATGTATGCCAAGGACGGCTCAGGCAACGTCGTTGAGATGGGCACCAACCCATCCGTGATCACGGCAACATCTATCACCGATTCCGGATTGACTGCAACGCGTGTTGTGTTTGCCGGCGTCGGCGGTCTGCTGTCCGATTCAAACAACATGACATTCAACGGCACGACCTTGTCGCTGAATGCCTTGAACTTGTCAAATGCCTTGACTACGGCATACGGCGGCACTGGCCTGACTTCATACTCGGTTGGCGACATCTCCTACTATGCCTCAGGCACAGCCTTGAGCAAGTTGGCCATTGGAACCAGCGGTCAGATCTTGACGTCTAGCGGTACAGCTCCTCAGTGGTCTACCTTGTCTGGCGTGGCAGTGACCACGTTCTCTGCCGGAACGACCGGCTTCACGCCGTCAACTGCAACCTCAGGGGCTGTCACGCTTGCAGGTACGCTGGCCACCACAAACGGCGGTACCGGCTTGACCTCGTTCACCTCTGGCGGCGCGGTCTATGCTTCTTCCACTTCTGCCTTGACGACTGGCACGCTGCCGACTACAGCAGGTGGTACCGGCCTGACTTCATTCACTTCGGGTGGCGCAGTCTATGCCTCGTCAACCTCCGCACTGACAACCGGCACGCTGCCTGTAACGGCTGGCGGTTCTGGTGCAACGACTTTGACCGGCATCTTGAAGGGCAACGGGACTTCTGCGTTCACTGCAGCAACAGCAGGCACTGATTACGTCGCACCCGGTACTGCAACGACTTTCACAGCCACCCAAACGTTTTCTGGTTCGACCAGCGTCAAGGCCATGAAGACGTCAAACATTGCTGAAGTTGACACCATCTCTGCGACTGCAGCCACTGGCACCATCAACTTTGACATCACAACCCAGTCGGTGTTGTACTACACGACCAACGCTTCGGCCAACTGGACGGTGAACTTCCGTGGTTCGTCTGGCACCTCTTTGGACTCGCTGATGGCAACAGGTGAATCAATCTCCGCCACCTTCTTGGTGACGCAAGGTTCAACCGCTTACTACAATTCTGCCGTGACGATTGACGGCAGCAGCGTGACTCCTAAGTGGCAAGGCGGAACAGCTCCGACCAGCGGCAACGCAAGCTCGGTGGACTGCTACACCTACGTGATCCAGAAGACTGGAAGCGCAACCTTTGCCGTTTTGGCGTCGCAAACCAAGTTCGCATAAGGACAGCTCATGCCTCGTCTATCAAAAATTGGAGCCGCCGCGCTTGCCGCCTTCGGGTGGACGTCGGGGACGTCTGCCGTAACCGCGACATATCTTGTTGTGGCTGGCGGGGGCGGGGGCGGTAGAGGATACAACTCCGGTGGCGGCGGTGGAGCTGGAGGTTATAGGACAGGAACTCTATCTTTAAGTCCTTCTTCGTCATACACAATTACTGTGGGGGCGGGAGGGGCAGGCTCAAGTTCATTGAGTGTGAACGGCGCGAATGGGGCTGACTCAGTATTTAGCACGATCACTTCTACTGGTGGCGGTGGAGGTGGCTCACAAGCACTTACAGGTTCTAGCGGTGGCTCTGGCGGCGGTGGTGGCACATCAAACAACTCCACAACTTATGCTGGCGGCTCTGGCAATACACCCTCAACAACCCCATCTCAAGGTAACAACGGCGGTTCTGGATTGCATGTTCCCGGTTCTTATGAGGGGGCGGGTGGTGGCGGCGGTTCAGGCGCAGTAGGCGGTAACTCTTCCACTGGCACAGGTGGCTCTGGTGGAGCAGGAACAGCAAACTCCATTTCTGGATCAAGTGTCACCTACGCAGGGGGTGGCGGTGGAGCGGGAAATACTCCGGGATCAGGCGGTTCTGGCGGTGGCGGGGCGGCATCAAACGGTAGCGCCACAGGAGGAACAGGCACAGCCAATTTAGGCGGTGGTGGTGGCGGTGGATATTCTGCAACTAGCGGTGGAAACGGCGGTTCAGGCATCGTCATCATCTCTTACACAGCCCCTCAAAAATTCTCAGGCGGTGTCGTCACACTCAGTGGCGGCAACGTCATTCACACCTTCACAACCTCTGGCACTCTTGGCCCGATCACAACGCTGTCTGCGTCCTACCTGATCGTTGCTGGTGGTGCTTCTGGTGGTAACGGCAACGCGAACATCCGTGTTTATGGTGGCGGCGGTGCAGGCGGTATGCTGACTGGGTCTGGCCTGACCATCGATCCCAACTCCACCTACATCGTCACCGTGGGTGCTGGCGGCGCATCCCAGACCGTTGCGAACACCGTTGGCTACAACGGGAGCAATTCGTCCTTCTCTGCTGTTGCCACGACTGCTGTTGGCGGCGGTAATGCCGGGTCATTCCAAAGCGGCAACGGCGGTTCAGGGGGTGGCGGCGGCTACGATGGAAGCCTCTACAGCCCCGGCAGTGGGACTGCTGGTCAGGGTAACAACGGCGGCACTGGAACCACCACGGGAGGTGGCGGTGGTGGTGGTGCTGGAGCAGTCGGCGGCAACGCTTCTGGTGGAACCGGGGGTGTCGGCGGCGCAGGAGCCGCAAGTTCGATTTCTGGCACTTCGACCTACTATGCAGGTGGCGGCGGGGGTGGTGGAGCCTCTTCTAACGGCGCAGGGGGCATTGGTGGTGGCGGCTCTGGAAGCACGGCTGGCACGGCTAATACGGGCGGTGGCGGTGGCGGCACAGCGACCAACATCACCTCTGGCGCAGGCGGCTCTGGCATTGTCATCATCAGTTACCCCGGCTCAACCCAGCAGATGGCTGGTGGCACTGTCACGATTGTTGGTGGCAACGTCATCCACACATTCACCTCGACGGGCTACTTGGCTCCGCTGAAGTATGTGGGCAACTCTTTGCGTTTTCGTTCAAGTGCTTCGGCTTATTTGAGCCGCACATTTAAAACGCCAACTTCTGGAACAACATGGACTTGGAGTGGCTGGGTTAAACGTGGAATTTTGACCGCTGGAACTGGAACTGCACAGCAATTATTTTCTGCTGGTTCTGCAACTGCGTTCTTTAGATTTAGCACAACAGATACTTTGGTCTCTGGGTGGACAGGCGCGGCTAACTTAGAAACAACTGCTGTTTATCGTGATCCGGCGGCTTGGTATCACATCATGCTTGTGGTTGACACAACTCAAGCAACATCGTCAAACCGAGTGAAATACTTCGTCAACGGAGTTCAAGTCACTGCATTTTCAACTACTGATTACCCAACTCAAAACAGCACAACAACAATAAATTCTGCTGTTGCTCATAACATTGGGGCATATCAAAGTGCATCTCAATTCTTTGACGGCTACATGACAGAAATCAACTTCGTTGACGGTCAAGCCCTAACACCAAACAGTTTTGGAACATTCAACTCATACGGAGTATGGCAACCCATCACCTATGGTGGTTCGTATGGCACGAACGGGTTCTATCTACCTTTCAAAGCCCAAACGTCCAGTTATGTTGGGTCATTCAATGGAAGCAATCAATACCTTGCGACCACCAACACGCAAATCATTCCTGCAACAGGCGACTTCACTGTTGAGGCGATGATTTATAAAACCAACACCAACGCAACCATTTATTCGCAAGGAACTACAGGTAATGCTGGTCGTCTTGAGGTAACGGTTGTTGGTACAACTCTTGGTGTTCAAATTGGCGCAAGTAGTTTTTCATCGACTGTTGCAATCAACAACAATCAGTGGTACTACATCGCCCTGACAAGGACTGGATCAACAGCGACCTTTTATGTGAATGGCTTGGCCGCTGGCTCTGGCACGTTGAGTGCCGCAGTTCAAACAACGCCTTTCTGGATTGGTCTTGATTGGACTAGCACCTACTTTGGTGGGTACATTTCCAACTTGAGGGTGTCGAATGTCGTGCGAACAATTTCGCCTGCAACTGCTCCGACATCATCATTCAGCAATGATGCAAACACTGTTTTCTTGACTTTGCAGAACAGTTCGATTGTTGACAACAGCACAAACGCATACTCCATCACCAACAACAACGGTGTGTCTACTGGTCAGACCTACCCGTTTGCCTATGGCATCTTCAACGATCAAGGCCCAGCAGGCAACAACTGGACACCCAACAACGTGTCTGGTGCGTTTGGCACGACTCTGGACTACATGACTGACGTTCCCACGTTGACCAGTGCGACTGCGGCAAACTATCCAGTGTTGAACCCACTGTATCGAGGCTATGGCGGCTACACAGCGACACCATTGACGTTTAGCGATGCCAATCTGTCAGTCACTGGAAATGCTTCGGCAAACAACACCGCCGCAACAATGGCGCTTCCATCGTCTGGTAAGTTTTATTGGGAGTATGTGTGGACTGCCACAGCGGGCGGCGAAATGGATGGCGGCATCATTGGTGTTGCCGGGTTGCCGTATTTCTATCGATATGACGGAACTTACTACAACGGCTCAACTTATGTCGCCTACGGCGCTTCCTACACGACCAATGACGTGATTGGTGTTGCTATCGACATGGACAACTTGACGTTCACGTTCTACAAAAACGGTGTGTCTCAAGGAACAAAGACATCGGCATTCCCAAGTGGCGGGACGTACTTCCCTTGGGTTTACTGCTCGAACACGGTTGGCGCTTCCATCAACTTCGGTCAGCGCCCCTTCACCTACACGCCGCCCGGTGGCTACGTGGCCCTGAACACATACAACATGTAAGGAAGAGACATGCCTACAACATACGCAATTCCTGATGGTCGCACCGTGATGGCGGCGACGCTTTGGACTGGAAACAATGCATCTCGAAGCATTAGCAACTCCGTCAACGGCGTAAGTTTTCAGCCTGATTTTGTTTGGATTAAAGATCGCTCACGCATATCTTCTAATGACCTTGTTGACTCTGTCCGTGGTGTAAATTTGGCCGTCATTTCTGATGCCGCAACCGCCGAATACACTGGTAGTTTCGTCTCGTCTTTTAATAGTGACGGCTTTTCTTTGCCAGCAAACACAACAAGCGATAACTTTTACACGAACATAAGTGGCGACACATTTGTTGGTTGGCAATGGAAGGGAGGCGGCTCCCCAGTCAGCAACACCGCAGGGTCAATCACATCTCAAGTTAGTGCAAATACTACTGCTGGATTTAGCGTTGTCAGCTACACCCTAAACAACTCCACATTCACCGTCGGTCATGGGCTTGGAGTAACCCCAAGCATGATCCTAGTTAAAAACCGAGACACGGTTAACAACTGGGACGTTTATCACGTTTCGGTTGGCGCTGGCTATCGATTGCAATTAAATCAAACAGCGGCGCAACAATCCTCAACGCAGGTATGGAACAACACGGCACCAACATCAACGGTGTTTTCTGGTAATTCTGCATGGTGGTCAAGCCCAAGCACTAGCAAGATGATTGCGTATTGTTTTGCGCCCGTTGCTGGCTTCTCGGCATTTGGCTCATACGCGGGAAATAGTTCAACCGATGGGCCGTTTGTGTATCTTGGATTTAGACCTCGTTGGTTGCTGATCAAATCGTCATCCGCCGCAGGCACTTGGACTCTTTGGGATTCATCTAGAAGCACAGCAAACTCAACAAATTTGACCCTTGCGCCAAACAGTTCTGCCGTGGAAGGTAGCGGTATTAACATTGACTTTCTTTCAAACGGCTTCAAGGTGCGCCATATTGGTGACATTAACGTATCAGGTGTCACAAGCATCTACGCCGCCTTCGCAGAGAATCCATTCAAATACGCAAACGCACGTTAAGGAGAACACATGAGTCATTTTGCAAAAGTCGAGAACGGCATCGTCACACAAGTGATCGTTGCTGAAGAGGACTTCATCAACAGCGGCGCTGTGGGTCATGGCTGGGTTCAAACCAGCTACAACACCCGTGGCAACCAACATCCAGAAGGTCGTCCTTTGCGCGGCAACTATGCTGGCATTGGCTACACCTACGACGAGGTGAACGACGTTTTCATCGCTCCAAAGCCTTTCGACAACTGGGTGTTGAACACGACATCTTGGTTGTGGGAGCCACCCGTGCCAATGCCTGTGGACGAGTATTTCTACACCTGGAACCAAGAGACTACCGCATGGGATCGCGGCGAATTGCGCCCAGTTGTAGTGCCTGAACCTGAGCCAGTTGCTGAGCCAGTTGCTGAGCCAGTTGCTGAGCCAGTTGCCGAAGTGCCTGCAGAAACCCCCGTGGAACCTGCCCCTGAAGTTCAACCTGAACAACCTGCGTAAGGAACAACATGGACAACCTTATCATCTCCACGCAGCTGCTGAACAAGATCCTTGGTTACCTGGGCAAACGTCCCTATGAGGAAGTCTTCCAAATGATCCAGGACTTACAAAATGAGGCAGCAAATCAACCGAAAAAACAAGATCAACCAGAAGGGTGAGACATGGCAGTAGAGATCGATCCCGTGAAATACGGGGTTCTTTGGCAAAAAGTCGAGGACTATGAGCGCCGCTTTGATGACATGAGCAAGAAGATGGACAAGATGGAAGAGCAACTTGACAAGCTTGTCGGTCTTGCAAATCAGGGCAAAGGTGGCTTCTGGGCCGGCATGGCTCTTGTCTCTGCAATCTCGTCTGGCATTGGATACATGTCTCACTGGTTTCACGGAGTCAAATAATGCCTATTCCGGTCTTCCTTGCTCCCTTGCTTTCGCAGGGTCTTTCCCTCATCTCAAACGCTGTCCTTGCAAAAGGCAAAGATTGGGTTGAGGAAAAGACAGGCGTCAAGCTTGATCAGCCATTGTCGGCAGAAGATACCTTGAAGCTTCGCCAGTATGAGATGGACCACGAGGAAGAATTGCTGCGGTTGAGAATTGAAGAGAAAAAACTTGGGATTGATGAGCTTGACATGCTGCTCAAGTCTTCTGCAAATGAGGACACCAACGTGTCTGATCGCTGGAAAGCCGACATGTCGTCTGACTCCTGGCTGTCTAAGAACATCCGTCCCGGGACCCTGGTCTACATCTTGACCGCCTACTTGATCTTTGCAATTGCTGACGGATATGGCTTCAAGATCAGTGAGTCGTATGTTCAGCTTCTGGGCCAATGGGGCATGCTTGTCATGACGGCTTACTTTGGCGGTCGTTCTGCTGAGAAGATTGTAAGCGTCTTGAAGGGGGCAAAACAATGAGCCTGAGTCAAGAACAAGCCGCATTCTTGCTGGACGCCTGCAAACTGATTCAGTATGCCACCGATCAAGGGTGGACTGTTACGGGCGGCGAGTTGTTTCGCACCCCTGAGCAGCAAGAGATCTATTTGAAGACTGGTCGCAGCAAGACTATGGCCAGCAATCATCTGAAGCGCTGCGCGATCGACTTGAATTTTTTCAAGGACGGCAAGCTTGTTTGGGACAAGACGCAACTGGCTCCGATTGGTGCCTATTGGGAAAGCTTGAATCCCAAAAATCGTTGGGGCGGCAACTTCAAAAGCTTGGTTGACGTCCCACACTTTGAGAGGAACGTGTAATGCCACAGGCAATGACCTACAACACGCTGCAGAACGATGTTCGCAGCTACCTTGAACGCGGTGGTTCATTGGCCACCGATCCGCTTGTCTTTGCGCAGATCCCAAACCTGATCACGCTGGCAGAGCGCCGCATCAGCCGTGACCTGAAGATTCAAGGCTTTCAGACGGTCGTGGTGACCAATTTGCAGACTGGCGTGGCTGTCTTGGCTAAGCCAGACCGCTGGCGCGACACCATTAGCATGAACATTGGAACCGGGGTTGGCAACAACACCAGAGCCCAGATCTTTACTCGCGACTACGAGTACTGCCGCTCATATTGGCCTGACGAGACTGAGGTTGATCAGCCGTTGTTTTATGCGGACTACAACTACAGCAACTGGCTGCTTGTTCCAACTCCTGATCAGGACTACCCAATCGAGATCCTGTACTACGAGCTGCCGGCTCTCCTGGACGAAAACAACCAGACCAACTGGCTCACTGAATTTGCACCAAACTTGCTGCTTTACGCAACCCTGCTTGAAGCAACACCATTTTTGAAGAACGACGAACGCATTCCAGTATGGCAAGGCATGTACGCACAAGCAGCACAAGCGCTGCAGAATGAAGACATGCAAAAAGTCTTGGACCGCGGCGCTGTAAGAAACGAGGCCTAATATGACCGTCTACACCAACATCTTCGGTGGCACCAACATCAGCCCGTCTGATGTGAGCTATGCTGCCGTGGCTCTCACCCAAAACCAGTCCTATGACTGGCCTTTGGAGACTGCTCCGTCGTCCAACCTGATCGCATCGATCATGGACGTGACGGCAAGTTCTGGTCCGTTCACGCTTACGCTGCCTTCTGCCTTGGAGGCATCTACTGGCCAGACCATCTTGTTCAGCAACGTTGGTGCCAACCAGTTTATTGTGGCCGATTTCGACGGCAACCAGGTTCTGGCTCCAAATGCCGGTGAGGTTTGGCAGGTTTATTTGACCGACAACACGACGGCCGGGGGTACCTGGGAAGCATTTCAGTTTGGTGCCGCCATCTCGGCAGCGAATGCTGCGTCTCTTGCTGGTACCGGGCTTATTGCGATTGGTTCAGTCCTGTCGCAATCAATGCCGCTGACTTCATTCAGCTCAAACTACACGGCTGGCGTCACTGATCGTGCCAAGACGTACATTTGGGTGGGTGGAGCAGGAACCATTACGCTTCCTGATGCCGGCACGGTTGGCGACAACTGGTTCTTTCAGCTCCGCAACGAAGGCACGGGCGCCTTGCTGATTGACCCTCCTGGCTCTGAGACGATCAACGGTTCCGCAACCTTGACTTTTCAACCTGGGGATTCAGCAATCATCTGTACGGATGGCGTGAACTTTTACACGATCGGCTATGGTCAGGCCCCGATCTTTGCGTTTGACTACACCTCGATCAACGTTGCAGGTTCTGGGAACTACGTCCTGTCTGGTTCGGAATTGAACCGGATTGCCTACCAATTCACAGGCGTCTTGACCGGCAATCGCTACATCATTGTCCCGAACACCGTTCAGCAATACTGGGTGACCAACGACACAACCGGCCCTTATACGCTGACCGTTAAGACGGCTGCAGGGACAGGCGTTACCGTTACCCAAGGAGCCCGCACAATCTGCTATTGCGATGGATCAAATGTGGTGGCTGCAGACACAGGCGGTTTGGCCACCCCCATCACGATTGCACAAGGCGGAACCGGCGCAACAACCGCAGGAAATGCCCTGATCAATTTGGGAGGCACGGCTGTGGGCATTGCGCTCTTTGAAGCTAGCTCGCAAAATGCAGCTCAGGTTGCAATTGGTCTTGACCCCATTGAAGGTGGAACCTACTAATGGCAACAACTCCGGTCGTCCTCAGGTCTCTACCTGGCATCAAACGTGATGGCACCAAGTTTGAGGGTGACTACTACGTTGACGGCCAGTGGGTCCGTTTTCAACGTGGTTTGCCAAGAAAGATCGGCGGCTACAAGGTCATCAACCGCTACTTGACTGAGATCAGCCGAGGCGTCAAGACCTACACGCAAAACAGCTATACCTACTTCCACACTGGAAGTGCTGGCTTCGTTGAGCGTTTCCGGGTCAATGGAGCCGGTGTCTCAAGCCTGATTTCAAACCGTACGCCACTGAGTCTTGAAGTCAGCGACCAAAATCTTTGGCAGTTTGACGTTATCTATGACAGCCAGGGCCTGCCTCCCAACAACTCCATCGTGGCCCAAGTGGCGCCAAACAGCGGCTGCATCTGCAACACGGATGGCGGCCAGTTGTTCATCGGAGACTTGACCGGGACCGACGTACTGACTGAGATCACGACATTCCCAGCTGGAGCAAACGTGACTGGAGGGGTCTGCGTCCTGCATCCCTACCTGACCTACTTTGGTCATGATGGCTTCTTTGGGTGGTCTGTTCCTGGCGACCCAACAGACCTGACTGGCGTAGGTTCTGGAAATGCTCGAATTGCCGCCCAAAAGATCGTTCGAGGGATCCCGCTGCGCGGCGGCCCCGGCAACGCGCCATCTGGCCTTTACTGGAGCGCTGACGCGGTCATCCGTGCATCTTTTGTTGGCGGTGAGCAAGTCTTCCAGTTTGACACGATCAGCCCTGATTCCAGCATCTTGTCTGCCGCCTCGGCAATCGAGTATGACGGTCAGTACTTCTGGATTGGAACGGATCGTTTCCTGATGTTCAATGGCGTGGTTCGCGAGATCCCCAACAACATGAACATCAACTACTTTTTTGACGGCCTGAACCAAAACCAGCGTCAGAAGGTTTTTGCCTACAAGGTTCCCCGTTACGGCGAGATCTGGTGGTGCTACCCAAGAGGGAATGCCACCGAGTGCACTCATGCCATCATCTTTAACGTCCGTGAAGGTCTCTGGTACGACACCGAGCTACCCAACGGCGGCCGGTCGGCAGGCGAATGGTCACCGGTCTACGGTGCCCCAATGCTTTGTGGCATTGAGCAATCTGACTTTGCTCCCAACAACCGGATCACCGAGAACGGCGACATCCGTATCACCCAAGACGACAATACCCGCATCTTGCAGCCAGAAGAAGGCTTCAAGGTCTGGCAGCACGAATACGGTCGCAACGAGATCGACGGCCAATTCCTTTCGGCCGTTCCGTCCTACTTCGAGACGGCGGACATGAGCATGCTGACGCCCCAGGGCGGGTCCAAGAACAAGTGGATCCACGTGGATTCGATTGAGTGCGATTTTGTGCAGAGCGAAAACATGACTGTCCAACTCACTGGTCGCGCCAACGCCAAAGCTGGCGAGGTCGATGGACCAGTCCGAACCATCTTTGCCACGCCGTCAACTCCGTATGAGCAGATCGTCAACTTCAAGGAAGAGCGCCGCGAACTGCGCTTCAAGTTCACTTCCAACATCCTGAACGGTGACTACCAGATGGGCCAGATCATTGCCCATATTGGTGAAGCCGACGGAACTGTGCTTGGAGCTGTTGCAGGGGGTTCCACGTGATCACGCAGCCCGTTATAATTGGGCTCAGGGACTGGGCAGATCAAGTCGTATTCGACTTGAGCAATTACGGTCCTTTGATCAGGCTAGACGATGAAACCAAGTGGCAAGATTGGGGCTTGCAGTTCTGCGTTATCTCGGGGCTGAGCCAAAAGAATGTCCCAAATCCACATGACTTCACTGACTGGCGTGAGTGGGCTCAACGCTTTGTACAGATGGTGGACTAATGACAGACCAAGAATTTATTCAGCTGCTGAATGAGGTAGCTAAAAAAGCCAAGCCGTTTAATGACGAACTGGTCCAGATTGAATCCATGGACATGGATCTTAAAGAGACCAACATGGACAGCCTAGACATGCTCATGTGCACTGTCTACTTGTGCGAAATCTACGACGTCGAAGATGAAAAAAGCAAGGAGATGCAGGGCGAAACCCCGCAGCAATTGCTTGATTTCCTCAAAGAATGGGGTCGCCGCCAGCCTTCAAACCTAGACGAGGCTCGCGGGTGGTTCAAATGAGAATCTTCCTCACAGAAAGCCGCACTGCGTGCACTGAAGAGACGACTCTCATCACCGACCACACATACCCCCAAAAAGTTCACCTGTTTCCCGACACCTACGCCAGGGTGAAGACAGGGCTTTTCCATCCAGTTCAGGTGCTGGCTGAAAAAATCCTGGATCCTGGCCTGCTGAAACGGCTTCGGGAGACCCAAACTGGCAAGACGGCCTTCATCTTTGCCTCCGGAAACGCCAATTTTGCGGCCGAAGGCAACAAACTGAGCCGTGAAAACAGCATGACCTACAACTACAAGGTCTTGCCTCTGTCCTTGACCCAGATCTACGCCGGTCGGATAGCCTCGCAGTGCGGGGAAATTGACCACACGGCCACGGATGCCACGGCTTGCACGTCAAGTCTCAAGGTTTTGATGGACGTCCAGACCCTGATCCGCTTCTACGGCTTCGACAGGGTCATAGTTTTGGCCGTCGAGGACCAAGTCAACAACATGACGCTCCAGTTTTTTGGAGAAGCTAAGGCGACGCTCACCGAGAGCATGGCCGAGACTCACCAGGTGGTCCCCAGTGCATTCGATTCCAAGAATTTTGGGTTCTACATAGGCCAGGGCGCCGCGCTTGCCGTATTTGAGTCAGAAGCCGCCCTGAAGCATGGCAAGATGCCTGCCAGAGCCGAACTTTTGTCCGCCTGGACAGCCACGGAAGTGGCCACCAATGCCCTTGGCCAACGAGAAGACGGCCAGGGCTTCAGACGAGCCATCGAGGGAGCCTTGAAACTTTGTCAAGTTTCCTCAGAACAAATTAAAATCGTGAAAACTCATGGTACTGGGACCCAGTCCAACAACGTGGCCGAAAAAGCTGCGTTGGAAAAGTGCCTGAGTGGGTTTGTAGCGACATCGTATAAGCAACGAATCGGCCATACGATGGGAGCGAGCGGACTGTTAGAGACCCTCTTGCTGTTCAATGATTTAGAAAAGGGAACTGTCCCTGGGATCTTGAATCGAACTGAAGAGGATCATGTGTTCCTCTCTGAAGCGATTGAAGCTCCAGATGGGATGGTGTTAAGCTTGAGTGCTGGCATGGGTAACGTGTTCAGCGCTGCGCTTTTCAACATGAGGATCTAACTATGCCAGTCGTAGACAGTCGACAAAAAATGCTTGATCTTGGTGAGCTCATCAAGGTTGCAGCTGAAAACACAAAGTCGCAATACCCGATTGAATTCGTGTATGCAGCCTTCGTCAAGGAGGTGCAGATGCCTGATAGCAAGTTCTATCGCTACGGCAACACTGTCTACGTCGTACACGGTTCCCCCAACACTCCGCGCAAAGGTGTGTTTAGAGCATTGAACGCTGATACAGCCCCCAACTTCCTAGCCTCTGGTTACGCGTTTGTCGTTGACGCATACAAAAACGGCTTTGACACCTTGGTCACCCAATTCACCGACCAAAGTCTCCTGAACATCTTCAGGACGATCGCAAAAAATCCTCCTAATCCTGGCATGGGATACAACGTGTCAAAACTGCCAGACGGTCAATTTCAAGTTGCCTTGCAGCTTGGCACAAAGCGTGAAGGAACCTAATAATGAGCGCAGTAGTAGAAGCAGTTCAAGACCTTGGCGGGGCCGTTGTTGAAGCTGTTGGTGATGTCGTTGAAAGTGTTGGTGATGTCCTCAAAGACGTTGGCAAGGCTGTTGATCGATACATCATTGAGCCCATCAAACAAGATCCACTGACCGCAATTGCAACAATTGGTGCCGCAACTTTTCTGGGTCCTGCGGCTGCATCAATGTTTGGTACATCAGCAGCTGTTGGCGTAGGTATTGCAGCAGGTGGAGCAAACACGCTTGCAGGCCTTGTTCAAGGTGAAGACTTTGGAACGGCAATCAAGGGTGGCCTGATGTCAGGCATTACGGCCGGCGGCATCAGCGCTCTGACAGGAGCTCCTCCGGGAGAAGCGCCCGTTGACCCCTTGGACAAGTTTCTTGCAGAAAACAACAACTTTGCCAACGTAAATGTCGAGCCTCCTTCAGGGGTCAGCGCAGACATTGGAAGCCCCACTCCTGTGGCTGCTCCTGTTCCTCCACCTGGATCGCCTACTTCAAGTGATCTTGGCTACATGAATGGATCAGACATTCAAAGTGACGCTTACTCAGGCGGGCAAGGGGCAACGTCGGGGGCACCGGCTCCTGCAGCCAGCCCTCTTCAGTCTGCAAGTGCTGCGGCTCCTGCTCCGGCTGGAACCGGCACGTCTCCTTTGTCCTTGAACTATTCAGCCCCTGAAGTCAACCTAGCAAGCGGCATCAAGCCTACATACGGCCTTCAAGCAGATGCGATCAGTGCAGGTTCTCCTGCGTTCAACATCTACGGTGAGGCGATTTACTCTCCGTCTCCTGGCAACTTGACTGGCGGTCCTGGCCTTCAGCTGCCTGATTCCCCGTATCTCACAACAATGCGCGGTGCTCAGGGACTGACTGTTCCTGTGGAAGGCGTGGATCAGTTTGCCTACAGCCCCAAGAGTTTTGACTTTGCCAACACAACGGATCTTCCAGGTCCTGGAGCCACAGATTCTTGGGTAGGCGAGAGCGGCAAGATCTATGGAAACGCAACCCCTGACGTCACAATTAGCTCAAGAGGCATTACTCCTGAGCCCCAGACGATTGTGTATGGCAACGAGAACATCGGCGAGATGGGTGCTTGGGACAAGGCCATGTCTGGTGACCTCACGGGGGCAGCCAAAGATCTAGGCAAGGAGGCCTGGGAATACGCCAAAGAAAATCCTTGGAAAACAGCCGGCGGCGTCTTGGCAGCAGATCTGCTGCTGAATCAGCCAAAGCCTCCAGGTCAACCTAATCCAACTGCCAACAAAGGTGGAACCAAGGACAGCAACTTCACCAAGTCCTTGGACCTGTACCAATACGTCCGCGATCGTGCCAACTACCAAGGCGACCTTACAAAGTACGGTCAAGCTGGTCAGGGTGGTGAACAAAACTTCTTCCAAAACACTAAGTTCGTGCCTATTCCAATCACAACCGCAAAAATGGGTGGTCTCATCCAGATGAAAAAATTTGCTGAGGGCGGTCAAGCCCAAGGCATGCAGATGGATCCACGTCGTGCACAGTTGAGGGCTGCCATGGCACAACAGCATCCTGCAGGAGGTGGCCAAATGCGTCCTCCCATGCAACGTCCTCAAGGCGGTATGCCCCAGGGCGGAATGATGCCTGGTCGCCCCATGGTACCTCAAAACGGTCAAGGCCTACCCACGCAGCAAGGAGCCCCAATGCAAGGCGGTCAGGTGCCTGGCCAACGGCCTCCAATGCAGCGTCCTCGTGACCCCAAGATGGCTTACTACCAATATGGAACCCCTCCTGCCCAAGCAAAAGCAATGGGCGGACTCAGCCAAGTGCACAGCATGAGAATTGGTGGCGGCGCAGACGGTCGTTCTGACGACGTGAATGCTGTCTTGTCTGATGGCGAATACGTCATGGATGCCGAGACCGTGGCGATGCTTGGGAATGGTTCCTCTAAAGCAGGAGCCAAGAAGCTAGATGACATGCGCGCAAAACTGCGTCAACACAAAGGCAAGGCCCTTGCTCACGGCAAGATTAGCCCTGATGCCAAGAGCCCACTGGCCTATTTGAAGGGAGCCTAATATGAGCGTGCTGGACTTTCTGTTCCAGGGCAGTCCTCCACCGTCGGTCACGACTTACGGTGAGACGACAACCAACGTCCCAACTTGGTACAACGACTACACACAGGGCTTGATCAGCAAGGCAAATGCCATCGCTGCCGAGCCCTATCAAGCATACGGTCAGCAGCGAATTGCAAACCTGGATCCGGCTCAGATGTCCGCCTATAGCGCGGCAACTGGCCTGGCAGGGACGTATGCGCCTTTGATGTCGGAAGCCGAACAGAATATCTCTGGGGCAGCTGGTAGTTCATTGGCCACGGCCCAACCGTACATCAACCAGGCCCTGACCTACAACCCCTATACGGCCGCCACCCCGTTGCTTGGTGAATCGGCCAACTTGCTGCGTCAGCAGGTCGGTGATACCAGCGCCTTGGCCCAACCGTATTTCCAACAAGCCAATCAACTGACCAACCAGTCAACGCAAGCGGCTGCTGGTTTGGCCACGCCATTCCTGCAGCAAGCTTCAAACTTGACGACTCAAGGAGCTCAAACTGGCTTGAGCAACATCCAAGACTACATGAACCCTTACACGGAGCAAGTGGTCAATCGGATCGGTCAACTTGGGGCCCGCAACCTCAAGGAAAACCTGCTACCTCAGATCAACGACCGAGCCATCCAAGCCGGTCAGTTTGGCGGCAGCCGCAGCGGTGAGGCAATTGGACGTGCTTTGCGCGACACTCAAGAATCTACCCTGGCCCAGCAAGCCACGGCCCTTCAACAAGGCTACACGCAAGCAGGTCAACAGTTGCAAGCAGACCGTGCTCGTCAATTGCAGGCCGCTCAGCAACAACAGGCCTTGGGCCAAACGACTGCGGGCCTTACTGCTGCGGACTACCAGCGCATGCTGGCAGGCGCCCAACAGCAAGCTGCCATGGGTCAATCAGCTGCTGGTCTGGAAGGTCAAGACCTTGCAAGATACGGTCAAGCTGGGGCCCAGATTGGTGCCCTAGGTCAATCCTATGGCACCCTGGCAGGTCAAGCAGGCACTCAACAACTGCAAGCAGCACAGCAAGCCGGAACGCTTTCTGGCCAAGATCTGTCGCGCATGCTTCAGTCTGGTACTGCACTCGGTGCCCTTGGACAACAAACCCAGCAAATGGGTCTGCAAAACATTGCTGCACTGAATGCAGCTGGAGAGACGCAGCAGCAACAAGCCCAGCGTTCTTTGGATCAGGCTTACCAGGACTTCTTGAACCAACGCGACTACGACCGCAACAACATTGCGTTCCTGAATGCCGCGGTTCGAGGCCTTACTGTGCCCACGTCGACTACGACCGAAAGCACGGGTCCTTCAAGCGTCTATCAACCTTCTCCTCTGGCACAACTTGGTTCGGCCCTGGCAACAGGTTACGGTCTCAGCAAGCTGTACACTGGAAAATAAGGACACAACATGGCATTCGAAGACGACGGCGAAGACGCATTGGACCTCAGCCAAGACGGTCAAGGCGCGGCTCAAACTGTTGGTTTCTCCTCATCCAGAGGGGCGACCAATCCCTATACTGGTCAACTTCAAGCTCTGCTCAACAAATATCTGGAACAGACTGAAAAGTCTGCAACAGACAAGCAAGCTTTGTTGGACCAAGCCCGTGAGCGCATCATGGCTCGTTCTGCAGGACCTGATTCTGCGGAAATGGCGTTCCGCATCGCTGCTGCACTTGGTAAGCCCACTCGAACTGGCGGCTTTGGTGAAACCTTGGGCAACGTGGCTGAGACCACAAGCGAGGGCCTGTCGCAACGCCGCAAAGCCATGCAAGAACTTGAGGACCTGAACCTCAAATATCAGCTGGCTTCTGCGGATGTCAAAGGTGAAAGTCAAAAGGCGCAGATTGGCGCCTTGTCTGCTTTGGCCCGTTCCACTCCGAAGGATCGCCTGACCGAGATGGAAAAGCTGCAAGAGGTCATTGAGGACCCCAAGTCTTCTGACGGGGCCAAGAAGAATGCGCAAGCTCGCATCAGCTACTTGACCACTCGTGGTGGCGGCACCTCTGAGATTGACCGGATTGTTGCGGCCATCAACGATCCCAACACGCCAGCGGCTTCTAAGAGAGCCTATGAGGCGCGTCTTCGCAAACTGACATATATCGCTCCAGAAGCCAAGGCTGAGCGCGACAAAGACAAGCCGCAATCGCCTGCTGGCAAACTTGCTCTGGATGAGGGCTTGGTTCCTGGCACCCCTGAATACCAGAAGCGCGTCAAGCAGCTGGCTGGTGAAGGCAAGGGTGTCAACCTGAGTGCGACCGAGCAGAAGGAATTGTTCGAAGCCGAGGATGTGGTCAATGGTGCCAAGAGCATCATCTTGAATTTGAACCAAGCCAAGCAGCTCAGTCCAAAAGCCTATGAGGGCATGGGGGCAGGTGCTCGTCGTACAGTGGCTCGCAACATTCCTGGCGTTGGCGGTTCTGAAGGTGTCACGGCAACTACAGAACTTGAGACCTTGGTTGGTCAAAACGCCCTGGATCAGTTGAAGGCAATCTTTGGCGGCGCCCCAACTGAAGGCGAACGCAAGATTCTGTTGGACCTGCAAGGCTCCTTGAGCATGTCTGATCCAGAACGCCAGAAGCTGTATGACCGGGCAATCAAAGCCGCTGCGCGTCGCCTTGAACAAAATCAGGCCAAGATGAAGCGCATCAGAGAAGGTGCCTACAGTCGCCAATCTGCCCCTGAAGCAAACGCCGAGGGCGGTTTGATCGGGTATGCTGATGGCGGCATGGTCGGCTATGCAAACGGCGGCTACAAACAGCCCATCCCTCCAAGACCAGAAGAAGGCGACATGTCTTTGGCCAACGTGGGTCGTGCAGTCGGCCAGGGTCTTGGTTTTGGCTTTGGCGACGAGGCGGTTGCTCGTGTTCGCGCCAAGATGGAAGGTCGTCCCTACGAAGACGTGGTGAAAGAGGAACGCGACGCCTATGCCAAGTTCCAAGAAAAGCACCCGTTTGTCGCCTTGGGCACTGAGCTCGTTTCAGGCGCCGTCCCAACAATTGGCATGGCCCTGATTCCTGGAGCAGGCACGCCTGCAGCCGTTGCTGGAGCCACTCGCATGGGTCAAGCAGCCTCCAAGTTCATGCAGTATTTGCCCAAGTTTATGACTGGGACTACTGGCCGCGCAGCAACTGCGGCTGGAACGTCTGGCATGATCTCAGGTGCCGGTACCGCAACCGAAGGCGAGCGCACTTCAGGAGCCATGACCGGTGGTCTTGAGGGCGTGGTCCTTGGCCCTACAGTGGCCAAGAGCCTTGAGTTTGCTGGCAAGGGCGCTAAGGCCGTCAAAAATGCCATCAAGCCTTCTGCAAATGCAGTGGAAGAAAAGGCAACCACCAAGGTCCTGGAAGCCATGGCTCGTGACGAGATGGATCCCCAGGCCTTGCGTGACAAGATGCTGGCCGACAAGAAGCTTGGCGTGAATTCGACTGTCATGGACGCAACTCCGTCATTGTCTACGCTTGCTGAAGCCGTGGTGACTCGTCCAGGACCTGGCCGCAAGGTCCTTGGTCAAGGTCTGAATGAACGTCTGGAAGGTGGCCGTGAAGCCGTTGGAGCCCGTACCCTCAAGGACGTGGCCAAAGGCGTGGACTACACTGCCCAAGAAGACAAGCTGATCGGCAAGCTTCGTGCAAACGCCAACAACCTCTACGACCAGGCCTATGCTCATGGTTCCGTGGACGATACCCGAATCCTGAAAGTCTTGGAAGATGACACCTTCAAGAAGGCCTTCCGTGAAGCCCAGGCGATCAGCCAGAAGGAAGCACGGGCCGCCGAATTGCGTGGCGAGGATCCAAGCCGCTTCTTGCTCAAGGACATCTACGATCTGGATGACAAGGGCAACATGGTCAGCGTGGGCAAGATCCCAGACGTCCGTACCCTGGACTACATCAAGCGCGGCATCGATGCTCTGATTGACAAGGGCTACAAAGGCGAAGGCATGTCCAAGGCAGAAGCAAATGCTCTCAAGGATCTTCGCAAGGCCTACATCAACGTCATCGACGAGAACGTGCCTGAGTATGCTGCCGCCCGCGCCAAATATGCTGGCGACATGGAAGTTCTGGACGCCCTTCGTTTGGGTCGCACAGACTACTTGTCTCCCAAGATGCTGCCTGCAGAAGCCCAGAAGCTGGTTCAGGGCATGTCTGATGCTGAACGTGACGCCTTGCGTGCCGGTGCAGCCCAGTCCATCCTGACCAAGATCCTTGAGGCTCCTCAGCAAGTCAACGCGGCGCAGCGCGTCATTGGTGCCCCAGCAACTCGCAAGCGTTTGGAGGCTTTGTTCCAAGACCCCAACGAATACAAGGTGTTTGAGGCGGCTCTCCAGCGCGAATCTGAGTTGTTCCGCAATGCCCAGGACATCGTCCGCGGCAGCCGTACGGCCAACAAGACAGAAGCCCTGAAAGACTTGAAGTCTGGCAACGGCATCTTTGACATTGCAGGTGAAGCCGTTGACGTTGCCGCAGGATCCCCTGGCTCCGTGGTCGGTCGCGTGCTCAAGTATTTGCAGGCCCGCACGTCTCTTGATGAGAAGACTGCAGGTGAAATAGCCAAGATGCTGAAGTCTGGCAGCCAGCAAGAGGTGGATGACGTCTTGAACCGTCTTGAGTCAAGCAGTGCAAAATTCTTGGAGGGACGTGAACGTTCAGCCAAGCGCCAAAAAGACGTGGCAAGCGTCGTGGGTCGAGTGGCTCCGACAACGCCAAAAGCCCCTGAAGAAGAAAAAGAAGAGTTGCCGCAAGAAAGCGACGAAGAAACACTTCAACGACTGTTGGAAAAGTACAAGACTGAGGAATAAGCCATGCCCTACGATGAACAAGGCAACTTCTACGGATCTGATGAAGATCTGAGCGCCTTGGAGGCGAAGTACACAAAACCTGACTACGCCTCGATGATTCCGGGCGGTGCTTCCATCTCCAAAGCCGAACCATCAAAGACCCTGCGTGAGCAAGCTGTTGCAGCTCTCATGCAGGCCAACCCGTTCATGCTGCAAAAGTCTTTTCAGGACGCTGCCAAGACGGTCGTTGGCGGTGGCGCTTTGCCAGTTGTGGCTCCAATCAGCGCAGGCGTCCAAGCCCTGAATGCCTTGCCTGGGAACCTCTATCGTCGCTACAAGGGCGAGGAAGAAGTCAAGACACCATCGGCAGAAGAGCTGATGCAAAAATACGGTCAGGCCCTTGAACCTCAGACCCCAATGGGTCGAGGCTTTCAGGAAGGAATCGGCAAGCTCATGGATACCTTGAAGGTTCCTGCTGCTTGGCCTGTTGGCGTCAATGCCCCAAGACGACCGGTCCTGACCCCCACGGATGTTCGGGTAGGAGCCGGTCAAATCAAGCAATTGGCCAAAGAACTTCGTGAGGTTCCTCAAGACTTTCAAGCTGCCCAGTCTGGCTTGAAGCGCCAAAACCTGTATGGTGAAGACACACTTGGCGTGAAGACGCAGGCCGCTGCTGATGCCCTTGGAGACGTCCTTGAACGTCGTCGTACCGAAGGCAAGTCCTTGATCCCAGGGGTTCCTGGAGTCTTGACTCCTGACACCAAGATGTACGCCGTGCGTCCTGCCAAGAGTACATTGACAAGGCCTAAGATGACCGAGGGTTCTGAAGGCTTCATCCCAGAAGTCTACGGTATTGAGGACATCATCTCTGAAGTCTATGGTGACACTCCTGTTGCCAAGATGCCCAGCTCCATGGTCATGGGCGAATACTCTAAGCGCTTCTTGCCAAGCCAGGGAGACTTGGCCCCTGTGCGTCAAGCTGTCAGCCAGTTCACAGACCAAAAGATCGCCGAGATGTACCCCGATGCCCCTGATCTAGGGTCTGCAAAAAAGGCGTACAACGTTGCATTCAACAATCGCGAAAAGCAGACTGAAAACGGCATGAGGATTGTGAATGAGTTCTTTGAGACACCTGAAGGCCAGGCAATCAAAGAGCAATACGGCGTGCCTTCACCCGCTGAATTCTTAGAGCGTTATGGTGAAGCTGAGCGTGTCATCAAGGGCCCATTTGCCAACTTCATCAGCCGCAACGTCGGCGCTGAAGGCGATGCTATTGCCAAGCTGGCTCGTAAGGGTATCACCATTGAGACCCCTGAACAAGTCAATGAGCTGGGCAACTTCATCAACAAGGGTGAAGTGGCCCAAAAGCGCGTCAAGGCCGGCTTCCCCGCCATGGGCTCATTCCACGAGGAATACGTCTCCAAGACAGCAGAGCTGGACGCCTTGAATGAAGAGATCCAAAAGCTTGAGGACATTCGTCGTCCCATCTTTGAACGCGCCCATGCAGAGGACTTCAATCCTTCTACGATCCCTGAATACGCTGAGACCACAAACCCCTTGCGTCAAAAATTGCGTGAGCGTGAAAAGCTGCAAGAGGACATTGGCAACATCAAGACGGCTCAAAACGTCGAGAACATCAACGACTCGATCGTCAAGCTCAAGACGACTGAAGAGATGCTCAAGGACATTCCTTACGAGCAGCGCCAGTTTTATCCAAGCGTGACTCGCGCCCAGCCTGGTGAGATGCATTACACGGCCAAAGGAAACTTCTTGAAAGATTCCGGCTTTGAAAAGCTTGGCAAGGACCTAGTTGAAGACATCCTGACTGGCAAGGCTGGAGACACCTCCAAGCTCACCATCGAGAACTTCATTCGTGACAAGCACCTGACTCGCGTTGAAGCTGAAAAGGCCGCCAAGGCGCAACAGCAGGCCTATCGCCAAAATCTTGAGTCTGTCTTGCTTCAGCGCTTGCAAAACGATTCAAACGTCAAGTCGTTTGGAAATGCCTCCATCATCACACTTGACAAGAACACGCCGAGAGACGTGGCCTTGCGAGATGTGAGTACAGACACGTTTGTCCTGGACCACTGCGTTGGACAGGGCGGAACGGCTCCAAGCGGCCGCAAAAACATTGTGACGAATCAGCAACAGTACTACGAACCGATCATTGATCCAGTGACGGGAGAGCGCAACAAAAATGTTCGTGAAGGTGCCACCACAAGCTACGTGAATGACCTGGAGCATGGAGCAGAGCTGGCTAGCGTTCGCGACTCCAAGACTGGTTTTCCTGTGGCGACAATTCAGCTGAATCCGACGTCAAATGGCAAGTTCAACATTGGATATGCTTCAGGCGCCAAGAATGGAGCCGTTGATCCCCAGTATTCCGCAGCAATCAAGGACTACCTGAACAGCCGCACGGACGTGATCGACAGCCCTGGCTCCAACCTAGCAGACAACACCGGGGTCTTTGACATTCGAAGTTCGCAAGACTGGCGTCGAGTTACTCGTGAGGCAAAACTCAGCAAGAATCAGGTTGATGGCCTGATGGCTCAGGACGACTTGCCTCGCTTTGTCACTGTTGATGACGTCAAGAAGGCAGCTGAAGGCTTTGCTCCAGTTGCTGAAGTGGCTACAGTCAACCAACCGCAATCTAGTCAGATCACAAGACAGGACTACAACCGAATTGTCGGGGACTTTTCTACGGCCCTTGACAACGCAGCTGCCAGTGCCCTTGAAAATTCAGGCCTTGAAAATCCTGACCGTGTTGAGCGCAGGATTCACAACGTCGTGTCCATCATCTTTGATGCCCACATGAACGATCAAGAAGCCTTCATGGCAGAACCGGCTACTCGTCTGCAGCGAATCGAACGTCAACTCGATGATCGAATTCAAAACATGTACGCGCAGGGAGACGAGTTCAATCGTGAAGTAGCCGCTGGTCTTGAGGACTTCATCGTTGA